TAAACCTTGATTGATAATTACTTGACTCTGACTGAACAGACCCTGTAGTACCACCATCATAAGTAACAAAGACGTGATTCCATACATTAATTGGAAATGTTCCAATGCCAACCAACAATGTAAAAGCACCTCCTTTACCATATATAAGGCTTATGTTTCCAGAACCGTGTTGATTTATTGTTAAATTACCATCGTTAACAATGTCAGTTCCACCATAGTAGAGCAAAGTTTCTACGCCAGTACCACTAGAAGCATAAACCCACATAGATATCGTCCAAGCATCACCCGAGCCTGAGCCATTAGCTGCTCGACGGAGTGCTGTTATATTCGCAGGGTTTCCTTGCAAGATGGTAGAGTTATCTGTAGAGTCTCTCCTATTTAATTTTAATGAATTAGCATTAGTGTATGAAGTGTCTTCAAGGACGGTTACAGTAAGCGAGAAATTTACAGCTCCACCGAAGGAATTACCCGCTTTACAGTTAATTATAATGTTGTCATCGTTTGTTCCTAAATAAGCTGGAGCAGTACCTGTTATTATACCTGTAGATTGGAATGAGCGTAAAGATATATCTTCCGTAAACATCCAAGAGGGTGCGTCTAACGCTACAAATTGATTAACGATATTATCAGAAGAAACTATTTGAAAGTTTAAAACGTCTCCTTCTATTACTGAAACCGTCTGGTCGGCTACTGTAGGCACAAAGTTTGCATCAGGTTGATTTCCTTGTCTAATAGCTTGCTTTGATATAATAGGAATAAAAGAGAAACTTCTATTGCCTTTTACCCCATAGTATAAATGAATACTAGAACCTACTGCTGGTACAGCTTTAGCTGTTGCCACTCTTTCGTCTGCCTCTTCACTCCATAGCTCAATGTCTCCATTTATTGTAAATCTTATAGAAAACTGACCTTGCAGAGTGCCTTGAGTAAATTCTCTATAATAATTTATACCATCGATTGTGTAGCCATAGCTTGATGAGGAATTAAAATCCCAGTCAGAAACCCCCGCAGAGCTATTTAAAATTATATTTTCTTGGCTGCCGTAAACAAAAGAATTGCTTAAAGTTTCCTCCGCATCTGACACCCCAGAAGAAGCTCCCGTGTAGTTAGTACCAAAGAAATCCCCTTTACCATCATCATCTAAAAAAAACATTATCTTTTCTCCCGCTTCAATCGAGATAACACTCTTTAAAACAGTATGGTTTTTAATGCCATCAATAATACCATTTTCAATGTTATCTCGATCGTGAACTATATCCCAAATATAGTCTACATTATTGATAATTCCATTCGGCAAAACACCATTGTTTAAAGTGTGTATCTGCATACTAAAAGACGTAACTGCTAAAGATATTACAGTTTTAGCTATTGTAATTTCGTTTCCATCGCTGTAATCTATTAATGTTAAATGCCCATCATTCCCAAATCTAATTCCTAAAGCACTACCGTTTGTTACTTCGTACTTAGGCGTACTATCAGCTTCTACTTTGTTGCTATTAAATAGAACGCTATTTGAGCCATCTGTGAAACCGTCTTCGTAGTTAAACATTGTACCCCAGTTTGACGCTGTGGCACTACCTCCATCGTAAGCGGTGGCAACTTCTGCGCCATCCCAAATCCCAAGAATCAAGTTAAAGCCTCCATGACTTTGAAAATTCCATTTAAACTCTGAGCCTCTTTCCAATAGTTTGCCAAAATAGAAAGGCAATTGTTGGTTGACAGTAGAATCGTTGGTTGATGCACCTACGGGGCTGTTGGCGTTTGCTCCGTATGATATATTCCAACCTGAATTGGAAGCTAGACTGCTAGAACCATTAATCATGTTTTGAGCATCTATAATGATTGGCGTACCGTCATCCATTGTTAAAATAATGTTTGTGCCACTCGCTATTCCACTTTCAACAAACTTATCTGTATGAACCCCTAAATTGGTCAAGTCATTAGTCCAAGATTTACCATCCTCTAAAATTATAGTTAAATTATCCTCAAACATAACAACGTCAGCTACGGGATTTCCTCCACTAGATGTAAGACCTGCGGTATTTGTAAATACAGCGTTTAATTGAACTACTGCGAGATTAAGAGCAGAGTTCACGTAATATCCATTAATAGAAACACCACTTACAGGCAAGCTTTCTACTACAACCCTAGCTCCACCTTTAGCTTTTATTTTAATCCCAGTACCTTCTGCTATAGCTTCTAAAGTATTAACGTGTTCTGGTATTAGTAAAGAGTTGTTTCCTAAACTTAAGTCTCTTAATAGAATTGTAGAACCTATGGCATCCAATCCAAAATCCATAGCTTGATAATCAATGTATGGAGAAACTATATCTAAATCCGCTTTAAGCCTTTCTGAACTTGAATTATATTCAAAAAACTCTGTCACCGTTGGCTTATTTATTTGATCTAACACATACGCTATTACTGCGTATATATCCATTCCTAAATCATTTACAAGATTTTGCCCTGCTTCATTTTGGATTCTATCTATATGTAATTTACGAAAAAACACTCTATATTTAGTGCTGCTATTTTTTTTAAACTCATAGTTGGATTTTATTTGTATCCTATTGACTAAAGTTGGGTGTGCGTTAACTGTTAAAGTCTTAGTTTCTTTATTGCTAACTTTTGCACCATCAAAAACTACCTCTCCTAATTTAAGCGTTGAATATATTTTTACTTTATCTGACATTTTATTTTCTTTTTATAATTGAATGAATAGGGCCATTTTGTTCATTGATACAGTTCCTGCTACATCAGACTTTACCTGAAACCTAAACTTACCCGCATCCCCAACCCCATTGGTATCAATTGTATTGCCAATAAAGAATTGCACGTTTACAATTTGTGGGTACTCTTCATCAGCTCCCGACTCCATCGCCAACCCCGCTGCATCAATAGGGAAATCTTCGGGAAAAACTGCTCCTGAGTTTTTATTAAATAATATTCTTGAATCTAATCTTCCACCGTCTTCGTCTGGTTCAAATGTTAGTGAAGTTTTAAAAGTACACGAAGAGTTTGTTTCAATTCCTTCTAATAAAAATACTAATGGGTCTCCTTCTGCTCCTGTACCTAGATAGCCTGCACTATTTGCTTCTTTCATCGACAAAAATCTTTGGTCAACTACTCCTCCTAGATGCACTCCGTTCGAAGGTGCTTGTACCGTCATTACAACATCTTGCCATACATCCACTTGCTCTACAGGTATATCTACAGACGTTGCAGAACCATCAAAGTAAGCAGCGGATAATAGCCCAATATACCCCGCTTGTGCAGAGTAATCGCTTACCATTTCTTCTAATACTGTTCCAATTCTTAAAGCTGTGTTTGCTCTATCTGCTGTCTCGTTCTTAATTGTTGTTATTTGGTCTTTTAGTTCCATTAATTAAATGTATTATTGAATGTGTTATCGAATGTTGAGTTAAAAAGCTCCTCTAAAATAGGAGATAGTTGTATTACTGTCTTAATTTCTTCTTTTACTGCTAATATTTCTATTACTTCATCTCTAAAGCCAACGTTAAAAGGCTGGTTTTGTATGATGTATTTGTAACCTCTATATTTTATAAACTGGTTTATACTATTATATGTTATATCGTTTCTTTTACGCAACTTTATTTTAATTGTGTTTGTTGCGCTTGTAATACCAATATCAGTACTTCTATTTGTGTTATTTAGTGTAGTAACCTCTGCCCAAGAAGATGTTATTAAAGTTTCAGCAACGGTATTACCACCAAAGCCATCAGATGCATTAGATGTTTGCCATATTTCAATTCGCTTTGATAACTTTCTGCTTCTCATTATATGAAAAATCTTTTGTAATGACTTAAAACCATTTTAGATAATTCAGATAGATTAGATTTTATACTCTTACCTGTTTCTGGTGAATAGTACATCAAATCAATTATTTCAAAAGCAACCTCTATTAATTCACTAGGAACGTCAGAAGGTGTTGTATATCCAACGTTTAAAGTAACTTTTAAGTCAGTTGCTACAATTGTTTTGTAAGTTGTATAAATAGACTTTTCAACGCTTGTTGCTGTTGTTGGTGTGGTTAAGCTATTAATTGGATAATCATAAACATTTACAGATAGGTTTTCTACAACATAACTCTTGGCCCTTGCGAATAATATGTAATTTGTTGCAATTTCTACTTGTGAAAGTGCTGCATTAATCATTCTAGTAATTTGTGCATCGTCTTCTGTTAACGTGTCGTCTATTCTTAGGTATGTTTTAGCCTCTTCTAGTGTTATAATATCTAAATATGCCATTACTTTATCTTAATATTTAATTTGCGCTCTTTTGTCGCATTCTCTTCTAAATAGGTTTCTGCTAATTCGTAATCTATTGTTAAAGGTTCTTTTAGTAAATTGTGTTTTAATTGCCAACTTATAAACTCCCTTAATTCTTTTCTTAGTTTCAATTCCATCTACTACTTTTAATTGAAAATATATAAAAAAAACCCCCTAATTTAATAGTAGGGTTTTTATTATTAAATTACTAAATACTGAACTTCTTTACTTCTTTACTCTTGTGGTACTTAGCCACTTTTAAGGTATTAACTAAAGTATTGCATAAGATTCCATCGTAGACGCCTTTATCGCCTTTCTTTTTGCCTGCAAATGCCTTTGTATATAAAACCTCTCTCATACTATGAAGCTAAAGTTACCAAGGCAGCAGCAACATCAGTTACCTTTCTAAATCCTGTTTTATCACCTTCTTTAATAAGTAACAACATTCTTTTTCTTGCCTTAATAGTTTCTTCGTCCTCTAAGAATTGTGCGTTTGGAGTTCCTCTAGAGATAACTAAACCAGTCTTTTCATAGATTCTCGCATAACGTCTGTCTCCGATTAAGATAGCGTTGTCAGCTACATTTTCATCAACTACTACGAATAAACCAGCTAATGTCCCGATGTTTTCATCAAAAATATAGTTGTTATTACCGTCTTTTGCTAAAACTAAACCTTCCATAGTTAAAGAGTTAACTAATACGATATCTGGGCTATATTTCGAACCTCTAGATCTAGTAATGTCATTTCGAACCTTGATAGTTAAATCCTTCAAGTTTGGTGCAGAAATACCACTAGCAACCGCAGTATATGCAGGAGAAGAGTTAAAAATACCAGCTAAATTTTGACCTTGATTATTTCCATTTACTATTTGATTATCAATCTTTAAGTTAACGTTAATATCTAAAAACATTTGTAATTCGCCAGCAGCTTGTGCTTCATCTTCGAAAAACTCTTCTGTAACTGGCAAAGTATCACCAACCTTTCTTAAAGGCTTAGAATACCAAGCAAATTTTGCAGTTGATTCTGGGAAAGGATAACCTTCAGCAACCATTGCAGCAGCTCTTACAGTTGTAGCATCATCCCAATCCCTATACCTTACAACACTACCTGTGTTAGAATCAGATACAGATACTTTCGGCAAAACATTGTACAAACTTCTTTCCTTGTGTCCTAATTGCGTAATTTCAGGAATAAAGAACCCCTGAGCGTTGTTAGATACGGAAGACGTACTTGTTAATGCTTTAATCTCTACATCCCCAGAAGCGTGCTTAAAAACAACGTCTTTAATCTGTGATTTCTTTTCTTTGATCTCTTCAACTAAAGATTTAGCACCTTTAGAATCTAATGTTTTTGCTTGAAGTTTTACATCTAATTTGTCTGCGTGGTCTTGCAATTCTTTTAATTGTACTTCAAAAGCATCTTTTACTTCTTTAATTTGGTTATCAATAACCTCTTTGTTCTTTACTTCAAATGCTTCAATAGCACTTTTTACTTCGTTTTGAGACTTCCCTTCTAATTTCAAGGTTAATGCCTCTAATT